CCCAAAAATAGCCCCGGGGGGACTTTTTCTACAAACAATCCTATTCCGATCGGGGTTTAAGTCTAGGGAAAGTAGGTTGAAAGGTAAAGAAACGCGTCGAGAACTCAAAGCAACTTTTCAAAGGAGTATGTATGAGGCTCACAATCGTCGCGACACTGGTCGTGATGTTGCTTATTGTAGCAGGAATCGCCAGCGGAAGTACAAACGATCAGGGAAGACGACTCGCCGGGCCTTTCTGTGTTGGGAAACGCGATTTGAAGCCGCTTGGATCCGGGCAGAACTCTCTTCGATCAATCCTACGAGCAGGAGTCGTGCGTTCGATCGCTCTAACCGAGCCGTGCCGACCCTGGGAGAATCGAAAACTCGGATTGGCAATTCCTGACGTCGATCCTGTCACGCCCGGACCTCCTGGACCTGCTGGTCCTACGGGAGCCACCGGCGCAAAGGGTGACAAAGGTGACACCGGTAGTACAGGTGCTGCTGGAACTCCTGGAGCAAAGGGAGACAAGGGTGACACGGGACTGAAGGGCGACAAAGGTGACAAGGGAGATACTGGTGCGAAGGGTGAGACTGGTGCCAAAGGAGACACCGGTGCGAAAGGTGATACTGGACCTCCTGGCCCGAAGGGAGACACAGGTCCTCCCGGCAAAGATGGGAAAGACGGTGGAGACTCGGATTCTCTAGGTTACGTTTGGATTTGTGCTGATGGTCAGACCGGACATGGTCTTGCCTTCGGTGGAGTTGATCCTTCTGGACCCGACTGTAACAATGGCACCAAGAAAGCATATTTCGTCGAATTCAGCAAAGTTGTTGTTTTAAAGTAAGTTAGGGTGCCTGATCATATACATTCTCCAAATGCCAAGCGACACATTGCTCGAAAGATGGAACTCTGGAAAGCTGCAGTAGAGCGAGGAGATGCTGATGTCTTAGCAGACGCTTTAGTTTCTCAATCAGAGATACCAGAGACATTGAAGAGGAAATTAGAGCTTGGATCATATAGTGAAGGAGGGTTGCGTGCCCGCGAGGAGAAGAAAGTCGGAAGAGAAAGTATCTCGCCGGAAACCTGCGACGACTCCTGAAGGTCGTGAGAATGAAATGGTCTCGCAGGCTATTGATCTTGCTGAGAAACAAATTCGTAACGGTAGCGCCTCTTCTCAAGTCATAACACATTTTCTAAAGCTCGGTTCAACTCGAGAACGTCTCGAGCAACAGAGACTTGAGCATGAAAACGAACTGACTCGAGTAAAGATCGACGCTCTTGAATCTCAGAAGCGTGTGGAAGAGCTGTACATGGAAGCTCTGTCTGCAATGCGCTCATATGCAGGTGATCTACCTCTTCCTGACTCTGATGTCGAAGATTAAGACCTATTTCGAGCTCAACCGATTGGAAACTTTCATTGAGCGCTATCGCTATCTTGAATTAAGAGGTGTCATTGGAGAGCAAACGTTCGGATTCGATAGATGGATCAATCAACGTTTTTACAGATCTCATGAATGGCGCTGGGTAAGAGATCAAGTCATAGTTCGAGATAACGGGTGTGATTTGGGTATTCCTGGGTTCGAAATTCACTCAGGACTCCTGGTTCATCACATGAATCCAATATCCTTGGACGACTTGAAGCATGGAGAAGAGTGGATTATCGATCCAAATTTTCTTATAACTACATCGCTGCAAACACATAATGCAATTCACTATGGCGACGAGAGTCTACTTCCTAGGGGTCCAATTATAAGAAAGTTTGGTGATACTGCACTCTGGTAATGAAAAGAGGTCTACATGAAAGGACATGAGGTAGCTCTGTGGGCTGGCGTAGCCGCTTTTTTTGGTAGTTTGCTTGCTGTGGGTATTTTTGACATTATTAATCCGGATCGCTGGGTGGAGTATTTTGGGGCTTTGATCGTAGCATTTATCACTGCTGGAGCTGTTTACGCTCAGCAACGTCTTGACGAGGCTAAGAAAGCAGTCAACCCACCAAAGAAAGGGTCGAATGGCGGTTAAATGTAGCATTATCACTTGTCCCGACTGGGGTGCTCGAAAGCCGAAACAGGGCATTCAGACAGTTGGCGCTTCAAAGAGAATCATTTTTCACCATACGGCTGGTCATCACCAAGAGATTGAGAATCCAAGCGCTCAATCTCGAGCAGAGTCAGAGCGCTATGCAAAAGCGATTCAGGCATTTCATTTCAGTCAGGGTTGGACTGATTCTGGGCACAATTTCCTCATTTGCCGAAACGGTCTGATCCTGCAAGGTCGTTGGCTGACCGTGAGCGCTATCCAAGCAGGTCATATGGTTCGCTCGGCTCATTGCCCGGGTCAGAACGAGCAGATCGGGATCGAGCACGAGCATTTGGGCCAGGAAACGATGACAAAGGCTCAGCACGAATCATCAGCTCGTCTGATGGCGTGGATTGCTGATAAGTATGGTAGAGGCACCACTCTTCCTGTCGATCCTCATTCCAAGTACTTTGCTACGGCTTGTCCCGCAAATCTCAAGACTGCGATTCCGTCAGTCAGGAGTCGAGCACAGCAAATCCTCGATGCCGAGGGCACACACAAGAAAAGGAGTGTTTGAACATGACCGAGACACCGCAGCTTCCCACTGATCCTCCGCCCGCGGATGATCCCAGCACGCTTCCTCCCGATGAGGATGGCGAGGGTGAGAAGTACGACGGCGGCGACATTCCTGGGACAACTGAGCCTTCAACAGAAACAAGCGACGAGTAATTAATTAGAAAGTGGGTGTGGTAGATGGAACAGAGTATCCTTACCAGCACTAAGAAGATCTTGGGAATTGCTGAGGATTACACCGTATTCGATCTCGACATCATTACACATATTAATTCTGCATTCTCTACTCTCACCCAGTTGGGAGTTGGACCGGCTGCTGGTTTCATGATTCAAGATGCGACGGAGGTTTGGACAGACTTTATTGCTGATGATTTGCAATACAATTCTGTAAAATCCTACGTGTTTCTTAAGACTCGGCAGCTGTTTGATCCACCAACAACATCATATCTAATTGCAGCAACTGAGAGGCAGATTCAGGAGCTTGAATGGCGCTTGAACGTGCATCGAGAGGAGACAGGATGGGTCGATCCTGATCCAGATCTGATTCTCGAAGAAGACATTTTCGACGGAACAATCGTGGAGGTGAGAGGTGGAAAGAGAAGGTACATCGCCTGAACGGGAAACCGATCAGGAGCAGAGAGATCGGAAGGACAAGGAGACCGAGGAGTATCGCAAGGCTCGTCAGGAACGACTGGGTCATGTCGAGGTACCTGGTGATTCGGATCCGGACGCAGAGCCCGGTACAGAGCCTCAGACGACAGAGGAGCCTCAGACGACAGAGGAGCATCACGCAGGACCTCAGACAGAGACACGACCTCAGACGGAAGAGCCTCAGACAACTGAGGAACCTAGCACTGAGTCCCAGAATCCAGCGTAAGGATCGAGATGTCTACGGCCGACGTTGTATCGGGTATTCTTGCTCATCACGGCGTCAAGGGAATGAAGTGGGGTGTTCGACGTAGGGCTACAGTTGGTCCGCAAGAAGTCATCATCAGTGACAAGAGAAAGAAGATCAGCACTTCTGGTGGAGAAGGACACCCCGCGCATTCTGATGCGGTTAGCGTCCGTAGGATTGGGCAAAAAGGAAAGGCGAGTGGACTTAAATCGCTTTCAGACAAAGAGCTTCAAGACTATGCTAGACGAATTAATCTCGAACAAAATGTCAAGCGTCTTCAGTACACTCAAAAGAATCCTGCTCAGAAATTCGTGGCGAGCCTTCTTGGGCAAACAGGTAAATCTCAAGCTCAAGCTGTCGCCAACGAAGTTGCATCTCAGCAAGTGAAAAAGCATATGCTTAAACTAGGTCTGGCGGCCGTAGCTGCTTAGGAAAGGGGGTTAGCATGAGCCTGTCTAATACTGCGGTACCGATTTATTACGGTCAGTTCCGCGAGGCAGTTCTTCGAGGAGAGATTCCGGTAAATCGTGAGATCTCTCAGGAGATGAATCGAATAGATTCGCTCATTGCTAACCCCAACATTTTCTACGACGATCAGGCTGTCGAAGGGTTCATTCGTTACTGTGAAGGAGAGTTGACCTTAACTGATGGGTCAGATCTCTATCTGCTCTTCTCGTTCAAGCTATGGGCCGAGCAGATTTTCGGATGGTACTACTTCGTTGAACGGAGCGTCTACGTCCCGTCAAAGGATAATCGTGGCGGTCACTACGAGAAGCGAGAAATCAAGAAACGTCTGACTGTCAAGCAGTATCTAATAGTTGCTCGAGGAGCAGCCAAGTCGATGTATGCGTCGCTCATTCAGAACTACTTTCTAAACGTCGATACGTCGACGACGCATCAGGTCACTACTGCTCCGACGATGAAGCAAGCAGACGAAGTCATGTCGCCGTGTCGTACAGCTATCACACGCGCGCGAGGACCGTTGTTCAAATTCCTGACAGAAGGATCTCTTCAGAACACAACGGGCTCGAGAGCCAATCGAGTGAAGCTGGCAGCCACAAAGAAAGGCATCGAGAACTTTCTCACCGGCTCGTTACTTGAAGTTCGTCCAATGGCCATCAACAAGCTGCAAGGTCTTCGTCCAAAGATCTCTACAATCGACGAATGGCTGTCGGGTGATCTTCGAGAAGACGTGGTTGGCGCCGTTGAGCAAGGAGCGTCCAAGCTTGAGGACTATCTGATCGTGGCTATCAGCTCCGAAGGGACTGTCCGGGCTGGTTCCGGTGACACAATCAAAATGGAACTTGCGGACATTCTTAAGGGTGAGTACTACGCACCACATGTTTCGATCTGGCATTACAAACTCGACGAGATCGAGGAAGTTGCTGATCCGGCCATGTGGATCAAAGCCAATCCAAACTTGGGACTAACGATTTCTTATGAAACGTATCAGCTTGATGTGGAGCGGGCCGAAAAGGCTCCAGCTTCTCGGAATGACATCCTTGCCAAGCGGTTTGGTATTCCAATGGAGGGTTACACCTACTTTTTCACATA